GTCCCAAGGTCAGTTGGGTGCTGCTAATACCCGAATTAATGGTCAGCTTGCACAAGACCAAGCCTTGATTGGTGCCTTGACGAAAGGTGCTGGTATGTTTGGTAGTGCCTTTAGCGGTAGTCCCGGAGGCAGTGCTCCAATGGCCTTAGGCTCAGACAACAACCTATACAACACATTCTATTGATTGAGGGGAAATATGGCTACAAGTAATATGGGTGTGGTGAGTTCTCTCTTTGGCCCTGCCCTCACTCAGGGACAGTACCGGGATAACTACCTTAAAGACTCTATGATTACCCCTCAGCAGATGATGGGGCGTAGTCTGGATGATAAGATATTCGCTATCGGCTCTAATGCTGGTGGGATGCTAGGCTATGGTGTGGGTAAGCTCTTGGGTGGTCAGACACCAGAGGAAGCTCAGAACGAGCAGATGCGTGGTATGCTTGGTGGTGTGAACATGAATGACCCTGAGTCGCTGTTTGCTGCTGCTCAGAACATCCAAGGCGTGAACCCTGCTGCTGCTCAGGCTCTGGTTGCTCAGGCCACAGACCTTCAGACTAAGCAAGCTACGCAGCAGAAGACGTTGGCTGAGACTAAGGCTAAACAAGCTGAGACGGAGATGAAGCAGGTGGCATATACTAACCGCTTCCGTGCTTTGAAGACTAAGTTCCCTGAGATGTCTGATGCAGAGGCTCAAGGCTTGGCTTTGGATGAAGTGGCTTTCCGTGAGTTCTTCAAAGAGAGCAAGATTAAGTATTCCTCGGATGTGGAAGAAATCTCTGCTGAGTTGTTCGGTAAACCTTTCAACCAACTATCCCCTGCACAAGCAGGTCAGGTTAACAAGCTGAAAGAACAACGAGGGGTTAAGAAAGCCTCTGCTGGTGCTTCAAGGATTGTTAATAATCTTCCTAAGACATCTGGTGACATCATCGGTTTCCGTAAGGAACTGAACACAGTGGTTAAGCCTTTCCGGGATGCTGTTAACGCAGCAGACCAAGCAATCGTGTTGGCTGACAACGCAATGCAGACTGGTAACTTTGCTGCTGCTTCTTCCTTGGCGCGTTCTTTGGCCAAGGCGTCAGGCGAAGAACAACTGTCCCGTGAAGACGTGAAAGCCTTTGGTGGTGATCCTTCTCTGGTCGGTAGTGTGTCGGATGCTGTGTCTAGGCTTGCCACAGGTACTGTGACTAACGACACCCTTCGACAGTTGAAGTCTTTGGCTGTTATTCTGAAGAACAAGAACTCTGGTCTTGAGCGGCAAGAACTTGAGAAGATGCAGAACCTTGCTCGTGCTTCTGGTAACTATTCAGATGCAGAGATTAATGAGGTGTTTGATAACCGTGTCCGTGCCCCTCGGGGAGGCGGTAATTTCCCTAACGCCCCGGCTGTAGGCACAGTAAAAAATGGGTATCGCTACAATGGCGGTGATCCCGCTCAACAGACATCATGGAGTAAACAGTAATGGCAAAACCTTGGGAAGAATATCAAAACACAGGCGCTGCTCCGTGGGAAGAATACGCCCAAGGCTCTCCTAATCAATCTACTGCTGAAGAGGCTCGTCTTCTCCGACAACAAGCTGAGGCACAGAACCAGAGCGGTGTTCCCGGTGAAACCCCAGTAACACTTACATGGGAACAAGCCCAACAAGGAGCAGCAGCGGAGCAAGAGAGACTGGCTCAACTACCTTCTGCTAGGGATCGGGCAGTAAGTAACTTCTTGTCAGGGGCTGCAACTGTTCCTGTCCTCGGTGCTGCTGCTAAGGGTTTGCAACTAGCAACCCAAGGGACAAGAGCAGCTAAGATTGGACAAGGCGCACAGAACCTTCTGACCCCTAAAGGCCCGGTAGACCTTATTAAACAGATGTTCATCGGCGGCGCTGCTACCGCTGGTGGTTCTGAGCTAGCCAACCAAGTTGTTCAAAAGACAGGTCAAGAAGGCTGGAGACTTCCTCTGGAAATTGCAGGCGGTCTGGGTGTGGGCATTGCTGCTAATACGGCTGTAAACACTGTACCCACCTTGGCTACTGCTGGATACCGTCGATTGACAGGTCAAGCCATGAGCGAAGCAGGTAAAGCTGCTGACATGATTGGTGAGGTTGGTGGTCTGACTAAGGTTAAGCAAGCATCGGATGTGAACCCTAACCTTGCTGGTGATCTTAAACGTGCCAAAGAGATTGAAGAACTGACTGGGGTTAAGCTCCCTGTACTTGCTGCTAGTAAGGGGGACACCACCTTTGAGGGCTTATTGTCGTCTCAAACCACTCGTGGTGAGAACGCTCCTTTCATTGCCCAGATGAAGCAACAGTATGATGCTGCTCAGGATGCTGTTAAAGAGGCCCAGAAGCGTCTTGCGGGCGATCCTCGTAACGCACAGATGGTTGCTGATGTTAAAGCCAAGAAAGCTCAGTTGGCTCAGTTTACCGCTGAGAAAGTGTCTGAACTGCGCCATGCTAACATCAATCGACAGATTGGTGAGATTGACCAAGCCATTGCCACTGAAACAGCTAAGATCATCCCATCAGGCACAGGTAAAGAAGAGGTGGGCACACGCCTTACTAACTTGTTGTCGGCACGGGAGTCAGCCCTCCGTGAGCAGTTTAAGCCCTTGTATAAGGGTGTGATTGAGCAAGGTAAGGCAGACGGTGTTCAGCTTCAGCCAGCAATGGTTGGAGACTTATGGAACTTCGTGAAGCAGCGACAGGCAGAGGATGTCTTCAACAAGTTCCCTGAGCTTGATGGTAAGATTAAGTCTCTCCTTGCCCCTAAAGGTAGCGGAGCCAGTAACAGTAAGTTTGCAGAGAAGTATCCCCAACTGGTTAAAGCACAGCCTTCATCCTTCAAGCCTTTGGATGTAGAGCAGATTGACTCCCTTAAACGGGCGGTTAACAAGGCTTTAAGCACCACAAAGGATGCTGACCAAGCCCGTATGCTGACTGAGTTCAAGAAACGCTTTCAGGGCACTCTAGACACCCTTCCTGACTCCTTCAAGGTTCCCTACCGCGAGGTAGATAACTTGTATTCACAGAAGGTCGGGCAGGTCTTTAACCAAGAAGGTGTGTTGACAGTGGATAGGGCGCGGTTCGTGGAGCAAGTGGTTCCTAACCTTACAACTAAGCCTTCAGCCGTTCGACAGATTCTAGCAGCCACAGACAACTCCCCTGAGGGGGCCAAGATTGTGGAAGATGCTCTGGTTATGGACTTGAGTCAGAAAGCAGGTCTTATCAACCTTGAGACGCAGAAGGTTAACCCTTTGGCTCTCAACGCGTATCTGGCCTCCAAGAAGGAGATTCTGGATCAGGTTCCCGGCTTACAGCAACGACTGGAAGGACTGGCTAACAACACCTTGGCTTTGAACACCAAACGTGCTGAACTGCTAGACCAACAGAAGAACGCTGCTGTGAAGAAGATGGACGATGTCTGGACTAAGGCTTATGGCGCTAAAGGAGGCTTTCAAGGCTTCGTACAGAGTGCTCTGGGTCGTAGGGATCAGATGGATGAGTTGATTAACCTTGCTGGCTCTGATCCTGCTTTGCAGCGTGGTTTGAAAAGCTCGGTGTTGGATATTGGCCTGAACTCGCCTAACAAGACGCAGTTCTTTGAGGACAATGCCCAGACAATCAACACACTGTTTGGTAAGGGCTACGCGGAGCAGGTTAAAGCACTGATGGAGGCTTCTGAGCGTTTGGCACAGAACCCGATGTTTGTGAAGATTAACCAGTCTTTGACCCAGAAGACGGGGTTTGAACAACTGACAGGCACTGCACCTGCTCAAGCTGCTTCTCTTATCCGTCAACAGGTTCAGAGCACCTTCTACAAGGTGTCTACTTTGCTCAGTCGCTTTACGCAGAACCGCTCTACCAAAGCAGAGAACGCCACCATCCAAGAGTTCTTGGCTAACCCTGACTTTGTTAAGGACGCCAACAAGATCATGGCTGAGTTGGAGAACAATGCTGGAGGTATAACAGCAGCCACTGCGAACGCTGTTAAAGGATGGCTCAAACGCAGTGCTAATGCTGCTTTGGTTGGTATGGCTGCCCCTGCTGCTTCCGGTCTTTCTGATATGACTGAAAGACAGCCTTACGTGCCGTTCCAAGTTGAAGAAGAGGTGGAATATTGACTATGAAACTATCTAAAAACTTCAGTGTAGCAGAACTCAGTAAGTCTGAGGCTGCTGTTCGTCTGGGTCTGGACAACACCCCATCAATGACGGTTATCGACAACCTACAAGCATTGGTGGATGCTGTTCTACAACCTGTACGAGACAAGTTTGGCCCTGTTGTCGTAACCTCTGGTTACCGCAGCCCTGCCGTTAACAAGACCATTGGTGGTTCCCCCACCTCTGACCATTGTAAAGGCCAAGCTGCTGACTTTGAGGTCATGGGGATGCCCAACAAGGAACTGGCTACATGGATCAAGGATAATCTTGAATTCACTCAGCTAATCCTTGAGTTCCCCTCCAAGTCTGATCCCAACGCAGGTTGGGTGCATTGTTCATACGACAAAGCTAATCTCAAGAAACAGGTGCTCACCGCTGTGAAAGTAGGCGGTAAGACTGTGTATCAGAATGGTTTGAACTAACTAAAAAGCCCCTGTCTAAGAAGACTTTTATGTCTCCTTAGCAGGGGCTTCTTTTTTATCAGTACATAAAGTTGAGGGTAAAGACACCAAGATGGACAACGATACAGTTACAAACCGTACCTTTATCTTTCTCATCGTCCTCATCTACAAACATGACTTCCTCATACTCTAGTCCAAAGACTAGGCCTGTTTTCCACTGTAAACTCCAAACCATAATTACTCCTTAGAAACTTACTTCACACCCTCCAGCGGTACACGCCAAAGTCTGAGCACCTTCCACATTATCTGTGCCTTCTTTGAGCAGTTCCCAGTCAATACCCTTCGGCATCTTAGACAACAACTCATCGTACACAGAGCTTTCAATAGCCTCATAAGGAGCTTGTCGGTAGGTTCCTCCGTCCATCGGCAAGAAGCTAACGCCTGTCACCTCATCGAAGTTCTCCCACACCCATGCGCCAACCTCAGGCCATTCGTCCTCTTTCACACTGATTGTAACAGAAGGCTTGTGTTCACACCAGTGGCGCTGATACAACAACCAAAGCTTCAAGTGTTCAACAGCCGTCAAGTCCTCACGCAGAATCGCCCCTTTGTCCACCTTCATAGGAAAGCTGAACACAGTGGTTGAGTCTGGTTTCATGACACAAGGCTCCGAGGGGAATCCCTGAGCTTTCAGGAAGTCCGTCAAGGGGTCTTTGTTATCACTCCGTACACGGCGAATAAAATACTCGCTGTGCTGAGGATGAATACCACTAGCAGTGTTAGTAAGTTGAGATACTGTCCCTTCTGGCTTGATGCAGCTAATCGCCACAGAAGCGTTGATTGACAAAGCATCAGCAAACTCAGCATTAGTAGCAATAGCCACATTCTTCATTTCCTCCAACAATCCCGGCAAAGAAGCACTCTGGTAGTTATTCAGGTTTGGGTTATCCAGAATACCTGTCAACGACACCCCCAACAAACGCTCATCCTCTGTATTAGTCTGCCAAATCTTACGGAGATATGGGAAATGAGTCATAGTTGACTGGAAGGTTCCCAAAATCGTAGCAATAGCTACTTTCTCTTTCAGAATCTCTGGTGTGTCGGCGCTACGCACAATCACACTGGAGAGGTTACAGAACTGATACGGACGGAGAATAATCTCGCTACAAGGATTCGTGCCCCACTCTTGGTTAGCCTTGCGGCGACCTGTCTTAACTACTTGCTTTTCAGAAGCCTCTCGGTTAAAGATACCTCGCTCACCTGAATGACTCTCATAAATGTTACTCCACTCACGCATGAATCGACCAACATCAGGACGGTTCTCATACACCGCACTGTTGTTAGCCAAGGCACGTTGCGTGTTCCCTTCCCACCAGTTACCCGCCTTAGCGTGAGCCATACGGTCATCACTGAGGTCAGACAAGCTAATCATAGCGGATCGACGCACCCCACCAACCACAACGACCTCTCCGATCTTGCAGAGAATATCGTGCGCTTCGAGGGACGTGAGCTTGCGACCTGATGCTGCCTTAAACTTGCTAGTAGCATACTTGAACAAGTCAACCAAAGGCTCGGGGCCACTTGCACGGCCACCAAAAGTCTTGAGTCGCGTCCCTGCCGGGCGAACAGCAGATACATCCCACTTTGGTGCTTCACCTGCATACAGTAGGGAGATGACTTGCCGCAGTGCCTTTGCCCACCCTTCTTTGGAGTCTTTAACGACCACCACAGTGTTGCTATCATACAACTTCTCAGGAATCTCTGGCAACTTACTGACATACTTTTGCTCCACACTGAAACCGACACCAGTACCACACAAGAGGATATACATAGCCTCGTCAAAGGCTTTAGGATCGTCCAGAGGGAGGTACGCACAGTTGTAACCTGCAATGTTCTGACGCTCCAAAGCCTCACCAGCGGTCATGATGGACCGCATAGAGGGCATCACCTCAAGGTTACGAACAGCTGTCTCCAGACGGTTACGTAGCTCAGGGGTCAAGGTAAAGTTGTTGTTGGTCTTAAGGTGCTTCTCCATAAAGTTAAAGTACCGGGCCACTGTCTCCGGCCAATGCTCACGGCGGCCTTTGTCGTCCAAGTAACGAGCATACCGGGACTTAGCGATATAAGTCTGGTAGGGGGTCATGGTCTCACTCATTCAATTTCCTTACGTAGTTTATTTTGGTTTTCTTCAATCAAGTCAGAGAAGGCTTCAACAATCTGATGGCTCTGGACTCCCAGTAGCTCAATCAGCATCACCTCCTCTATCAGGGCTAGACGGTCTTTGAGTTCTTCAAGAGTTAGAGTCATAGGCTTCAATCATCTTGTCCAAATACCAACGAGCCTTCTTCAGGTCTTCAACACCGTTCTTGTCCATGAAGCGCATCAGGTATTGCATCAGTTGAACATAGTCCGAGATGAACAACTGGCTGTTGACAATGTGTAGAACATCATCATCAAACTTACCCGCCAGCTTCTCGATCACATCCCGAACCTCAATGCCTTTGTCCTCAAACAGCATATAGTGACGGGGGCGAGTCACAGAGTTATACTGAGGTTTCTTGACAAGAGAAGCCCGTTGTTCTGCCTCTCGCCACTGACGCTCAAAATACTCATCCTCAGCTTGTTGATAACTTTTTGTCATACTTCGCTTTCAAATAGTTAATGCTGAGGAACAGTTCATCAAACTGACCATCCTCAACTTCATTCATCACCAGTAGGCCACGCCAATGGGTGTTAGACAACTGATCCATGTAGTCCTCATCATGCTGATAGTAACTACCCGCAATGATACCACAGATTGACTTCCCGTCTGCTCTCTTACCGTATGCAATCTGCTTGCCTTGCTGGTGTCCTGCCACACAACTCATGTGCAGTTTGTTTACCAACACAGCAGCAGAGCTAGCTGGTCTACCCATAGCACCCACAGGCCAGTAATGGGAGAAGCCTACACCATTGATGAATACTGGTTTGAGGAACTCATGGACTTCCCAATCTTTCAAGTTCAAGTGGTCATAGGTCATCAGCCCTTCTAGCATCG